GCAGAACCTTGAATATTTTCAGAGTTTCTACCTACAGTTAGATTGTTAGTATCAAACGTTCCTGCGTAATCGACAAATGTTACTTCATCTCCTAAAGTTGGAGTTGCTGGTAACGTTGCAGTAAATGCTGCTGATGATGTGTCACAAAAATATCCTTCACCTGCGACAGCGGTAAATCCTGATGTCTTAACGGCTTGCCAAGATGTTCCACCTGATACAGCAGAGAAAGATAAATTTCCTGAACCATCTGTTTTTAAAAATTCGTCAGCTGCACCGTCTGCTCCTGGTAATGTAAAAGTTACACTTGATGAAACTGTTCCTGGTGATTTTAATCCAACGTATTCTCCACCAGTTGTATCGCCTAATCTTAATGCACCTGTTGCACCAATAACTACGTTTGTTCCATCCCAAGTTAAGTTAGAAGATGCTCCAAAAACACCTGAGTTATTAAATTGAATTTCTGTATCAGAACCTGCAGGATCAGTAGTCACACCTAGTTGCGTGTCTACAATATCTGTTCCGTTTGAATAAAGTAATTTTACTCCTTTATCATCAGTCGCAAAAGTTACACCTGAACCTGAAACAGTTTTAAACAAAACTGTATACGCGCCACTGGTTCCATTATTTATGATATAAGTTTTTTCAATTCCATCTGGAATAGTTACTGTTTGATTTCCAGTAATTGTGCCTGTAAATTTTATTACAGCGTTTCTTGCGTTTGAAATAGTTGCATCAGTCATTGCTAATGCAGTTGTTTGTACGCCACCTGCAATAGATACTTCTTGATATCCTGCAATGGCTTGTTGTAATAAATTTAAGTTGGTATTTGTTTTATCGCCCCACGTACCCGAGTTTTCACCCGTTACCATCAGTTCGAGTTTAAGGTCTGTAGAATAACTTGATGCCATATAAATCCTTTGTGCTATATTATCATTATTAAGCTGCTATATCAACTTCAGTCCAAACATTTGAAGCTCCCGTTGAAATTTGCGTCCAAGTGTTAGTTACATTTGGATCGATCTCCTGCCACGATTGTATTTTATCGGCACCTAAACTTAGTGTCAACGACTGACCAATAACTGTTATATCAGCATTTGCTACTGTAGTTACTGAACCAATTGCTGAAGTCATAGCAATTCCAGTAACTTCTGCTATTGCTACAGCATCAACGGTACCTATTGCTGAAGTAAGTGCTTGTCCAGTTAAGCTTAAATTAGCATCACCTGTTATACTTATTGAACCTAAATTAGAAGTTAATAAAATACCTGTAACATCAACAGGTGTATTTAAATCAATTGTTTCATCACCAATATTTGAAGTTAAGCTTAATCCTGTTTCTGTAACATTAGCATCAGCTGTAACTGCAACTGAATTAATTGCTGTACTTAATAAACCAGCCGTTGTTACTACAGGTCCTACTTCTATTGTTTCTGAAACTTGGCCTATGCCAGTATTTAATGCATTCTCAGTAGCGTTGATAGTTATGTTACCATCTGCGTCTAAGTCTACTGCACCAATAGTTGAAGTTAATCCAATACCAGTTGTGGTAACTATTGAGTCTGCATCAAAATCTATTTGACCAATAGTAGATGTTAATACATTACCGTTAACATTTATATCTGCATTTGCAGATGTAGTTACCGAACCTATTGCTGAATTTAATGATTGGCCTGTTACATTTGCTGCAACACCAATTGATATGTTAACTGATCCTACGTTTGAAGATAGTGTTGGTGTATTTGCACCTTCACCCCAATTACCTTCACCCCAAGCAGAATTGCCCCAAGTCTCGAAGCCTACTACTATAGCATTATCACCCCAGGCTTGTTCGCCCCAATTATTTGAACCCCAGGATGATGCTGCCATTAAACACCTCTTAGCTTATTCTTAGAATAGCTGCAGAGGTTGTGAAAGCTGGGAATTGAATTGTAAATGTTCCGCTTGTAGCCGTTTTATCTCCACCAAAGTCTAGTACAGCAACAGCTGAGTTAGAGTTTGACGTATTATAAATCAACGCACCTCTAGCAGTTAAAGTTACGTTAGTAAAAGATAAATTTGCAAAATCTACGATTGCTACGTTTGATGCAACAGAAGTTCCACCGTTTACTAATCCTTTTCCTCCAGCACTGTAACCTGCTGGTGAAGATGTTTCATTTCCTGTTGTATACGAAGTTGTAGATTTTCCTAAAGTTGCAGAAGAAGTGTACATTGCCAATTTAAATTTGCTTCCTGTTGAAGCAGTAAAATCGTGCTTACCTTCTAATAATTCTTTTTTAAAAGAATTTGCAATTGCGTTTGTTGTTATAGCCATTTTGTTGTCTCCTTAATATTGTTATGGTGATGGTGAATCTACCTTTATTCTAGGTACTCCACTATCAAATTCAGCTCTACGTCTTCTGCCCATTTGTTGTACAGCAAAAGATTGTATTTCTTCATCATACTTAGTTTTGTTTAAGGTGTAAAGATCTGCTGGTCCTTTTAAATAAGAAAAAGCTTCTGTTAAAACACCATATAAAAGCATAGCTTCTTGGTAAGTAGAGAGGAAAGTATTATTAACAGAACTAAAATGAGGCGGATCAATTATATAATTAATTTGAATTGTGTAAGCAGAATCTGGTGTAGGAGCAACTAAAATAGTAAAATCATCCCAGTTAGCCCAATACTTTGGTTCTCCAGTAGACCCTGAACTATTGTATTCAGATATAAAACTTGTGTCCCTTTTTTCTAAAAAGGTTCTTGTAGATCCGTTTATTACTTGAACAGATCTCATTATTAAACAATCAGCAGGCAATGAAACGTATCTATTACTAGCTGTAAATGTTGAGGTAGAATATTTTCTTAAATCATCATAGTCTACTTTACCTGCAATATCTAATTCAATATTTCTAATAAATTGATCTAAAATTGTATCAGATAAAACAGAACTATCTACTTCTGTATAATTTCTTACTTGAGTTAAAAAATTTGAATATGTAATTGCCATTATGAGATTATCACCTGTACTGTTCCTATTAAAGTTATTGCCTCTCTTCTTGTGTTTTGAAGTGCTCCATCATCAGGTTGCATTCCAGAAGATTCAAAAGCAAATGCACCAGGAAGAGTTAAATCTATTGTTGTAAATATAGCTCCTCCAGAATTAAATGTAAAATCCTGTGCCCTAGAATTTTGTAAAGCTATAGCGTCAGCTACCACTCTTTTTCTTCTTATTTGAGGATGTTTAGGCTCATATTCAGAAATATGCACTAATGCACCTGTCCATTCTCTCACCATTTCTTGATAAGGAAAAGCTTGTCCTGATCTGTCAGATATTGATAACGATCTTTTACCTTTTGCGTATGCCATTATACTCCATCTCCATAATAAGTTTGAGGTGTTATATATAAAGATGTCCTTGATCCATCTTCATCTAAAGCTCTTTTCATTTCATCTTCGTAAGCTAATTTTAACATTTGAGTTCTGTCTGCTGCTTTGAAAAATGATAAATAATACGAAAGACCCGCCACCATACAAGGTAAAAATCTATAAGGTGCGTCTGGTGTGTTTGTATAAGCACCTGCATCTTCAATTCTAGCAATATAATAATATTTTAAATAAGTGTAAGTAACTGCATCAGGTGCTTGATATAAATAAATTTGAGGATTGATTTGTCTATCTACATAATATTGAGATGGTTGACCTGTAGAACCTTTATTAGGCAATGCAGCATAAGATGATCTATCAATCTTAGTTAAGGATACATCTGTTATTGTTGTACTATTACCTGCTCCAGTAGAAATATAAGCCTCTAAAACATCATTGCAATTAGAAGGTGTTGCGTAAGATATTGTTCCAGCTGTTAATGCTTGTTCTTTATTTTCAACTTTCCAAAGATTAAGTCCTCTATTACTCCATTCAGAAAGAAGTATATTTAAATTTCTTCGAGCTCTTTTTAAATCATAACCAGAGTTAGTTGTTAATCCACATCTTTCATATGCTTCATCAATAACTTCGTCTATGTTTAAATTAAATGTACTTGTTCCTGAACTAGCCATTAAATAATATCCTTATAATAATCCATCATACCTTTAGTAGCAGTATGATGTTCGTGTCTCATTGCAAATTCTTTTTTAGTTTCAGTTGGTTGTTTAACTGCGGTTCCCGTGTAAGCTTTAACCATCTTACCATATTTCATTTTTTTTGTTTTGGGAACGCAATTAGGTACTTTACGGCCATTCTTCATTTTCATACCGACCATTTCGTATCCTTCCCAACAAGGTCCTTTTTTAGCCATTGTTTTTCCTTCCTTTACAAGCACATTGCTTTATTTTAAAAATTTTACAAATTAAACTTTTAATCCAGTTTTTCATAATCTATAGCGGCCGCTTTGAGAGATATGTTCTCCTTTTTGCGGTTGTACAACTTCTTTGATTGTACCACTTTAGGCTTAAACTTTCTAGACTTTAGGTTTTTTGCTATGGGATTACTTCTTTTTCTTGTGTGCACTATTTTTCATTAATTTACCATTAGGCATATAATGATAACCTTTAGGTGCTTTTTTCTTTCTAGCGCCTCTAAGTTGTCCTTCAACTTGTTTTGTCATTTGTGATCTTCCTATTGTCATATTATCTCCACGGTTTGTATTGTGTTTTATTATCTTCTCGATAAGCAATCAAGGATTCTTTTTTATTTAAATCTGTTGAATAGCTACAATGGACCCACCCTGATGATGGTTCTCCTTCTTTGTAGAACTCTAAAATTAATTGATTCCAAATGAGGTTATCTCTTATCCACTGTGCTAATACTTTATTATCTATTCCTGGAATCTCAAAGTCAGCTGCTGCTGATTTATTATCTGCACAATGTTCGCTGGTAATTTTTGATCCTATCTCAATGCACAATTCTGCACATCGAAATCCCGAAGAAATAATAAGTGGCCTGTCGAAATGACTACGGATCGGTTGTAAAATATTTACTGCCAATGCTTTTAAATTTTCTATTTGCATTGGTGATGGATTATTATTAATGCCTTTTCTTTCGGCAACTTGACTTTTAATAAGCTCGTCCAAGCTTATATTAGCTGTAAGTTTCATTTTCTATAATTAAGTATACCGCCTGATATATCTGAAAGTCCAGTCTCACGGTTTAAATATTTGTATTCAATTTTAGTTAATTCAAAGTCTTTTGCTATCTTTTTGCATATGTCATTTTCATCAAATTCACCACAAGAATAAACATCTAATTGAATTAATGCAGGAACTGGTTCATCCCAAGTGTGCATTACAATGTGTGAAGTTTCTATGATTGCTGCAACTGTTAAACCTTTGTTGCCAGGTACATCTAGATATTTTGCATAAGGACCCATTAATACTTTCATCCCTATACTACCTACAAAGTCTCTCATCCAATCTACAATATGTTCTTCGTCCTTTGGAGGACGCTTTGATTCAGCGCGTATGATTAAATGTTTGTGTACTAGTAGATTAGTTTTCATTTTTTACTTTTACAGTAAAAAAACCTTTCAGTCTATAGTTGTCTCCAGGTTTAGTACATTGAGTTAGACAAAGCCAAACAAGTGTCAGCATTAAAAAAATAATCCAATATTTCATTTTTTCATTATTAATTTTTTAACGGTCTTGCTCCCATCTACATTGATTTCAATTTCTGCTTCCGTTTCTATGCATTGAATGCTTTTATTTTGCATACTCATATTACGAGTTAATAATCTTTTATGTTTTAAACATTCAGATATGGAGTCTTGAATTCTATGTTCTAATAATTTGTCATTTATAAAAAATAACAATATAATAACAGTTTCAATCATACAAATTTTCCTTTATTTGGACCATTTTTAATCATATATTTAGATGTGCCATTAGCACCTATCTCTACTTCCTTACGAAGCATTTGAAAAAACTTCATTTCTTTTTTAGACTCTAATGATTCTTGAGCATACTTGATGCTTTTATATTGATTTATCTTATCTCTATCAGCCATTACATCCTCCAATATTCAGTTACTTGTTTCCACTCGCATTCTGCATCTTCGCAAGTGTAATCATATTCTTGAAAGGTACCTGCATTAATGCCCGTTTCCATTTCCATTGCTAAATTGAATATCTCTTGTTGCGTCTTTAAGCTTTTCAACATCTTTTTTTAACTTTTCAATTTCCTTTTCAGCTTGCATAAGCATAACTTTAACGTGCAAGTTTTCTTCTAATATCTTTTGTTGTTTTTCAGTATCTTCTGCCAAAGCTTCTAAAAGAAAAAATTGTTCTTTATCAACAGGTACTTGATCTGCCTTCTTTAATAAATCTGCTTCCATTAACTGAAGTCTTGTCTCTAATGTATTAAGTGTATTAGTTAAACCAATATACATATATACAGCAAAACCTGCTGCAGCTATTAGTGAACCAATAGTTTTAATGTCTGTTTTTACAGAGGTGTCTTCAGTTATCTTGGACATTATTTATAGAAACCTTTAAAAACCCAATCTATAAACTTCTGCCATTGTTTTTTAATCCAATTCATTTCCTCTCCTATGTTTGGTTGATGTTTACAAGACACACACTTACAACTACCGTACCCATTACAAGTAGCTGAATTTATGTATCGACCTTTTCCTTTGCAGTGGCACGGATGTCCACATTCACAAATATCCATTATCTGCATCTCCATCTTCTCCTTGCTTGTCTTAGTCTAGAATTAGGATCTCTTGCAGCTTTTGGAAACATTTTCATTTGGCCAGCACTTCTAGCACAAAATGATTTACGTCTTGCTGCTCTTTTTTTTCCAGGATTCTTTTCTGTAACAGCAGTGCTTAACTTAGAACCAGGGTTCATTCTTCTGTATGCCTTAACCCCAGCCTGAGTCATTCCCGCTCCACTTTTAGTAGAACGAAAATTTTTTTTATTTCTTGGTGGCATACCACCTTTACTCATAGATAAAATATCTTCGTAATATTTAATATCCACGATGTTAATCCTTACGTGTTATTCCCACCACTGTGGAATACTGTAATTGCTGTAACTTGCTCAGTTGTAAAAGCAGAGTATACATCTGTCTTAAACAATATAGGAGCAGGAAAGTTAACTGTTCTTGATTCAGCTGCAGCAGCTTTATTCAAAATAACTTTTGAAGTTCCGCCAGAACCACCATCTTTTAATGTAATAGTTCCTGCAACATTTGGTCCAGAATAATGTACACCGTACACTCTAGTTCTACCTGATTGAACAGTTTTCGTTTCTGTAGTTACGTTTGTTGCTTGTATGTCAACTTTATAACCCATTTTATTCTCCTCTTATGTGGCTCCCGAAGGAGCCACTATTAATTATTATGATACTACTACACCACTGTTTGAAACAATAACCCAACCAATTGTGTTAGCCCAAACTAGACATACTGTGTCATTAACATCAGCAAAAGCCATAGATGTACCGTTAGCAAAATTATCTGGAGTAACAGTCGCAGTTCCACCACCGTCAACAACCATAGTAATGATTTTCATTTGACCAACAGTTGTACCATCAGCTAAAGTAAGTGCTAAAGCACCTGCACCTGAAGTAACTTCAGAAACAAGGTTTACGATATCTACTGCACCTGCAGCTGATATTTGTTCAACACCACCAGTAATAGTTTTACCGTATGATGCATTTGTTGTAATAGCACCTGTAGTGCTATTTTTTGTAATTGATTCAAAACCATTTTCCGATCGGACTGGTCCTGAAAAAGTTGTATTTGCCATATTTATCTCCTGTATAGCGGTTATATCTTGCAGTCTCTATACCGTCTGCCTAGTCAGTCTGCAAAATTGTTTTTCTAGGTATTTAGATTATACATAAAAAAAGGGCGGCCATAAAGACCGCCCTTAAGTTTTTAATACTTGTAGTTAGTATTATGTTGGTAAATTACCGTTACCAAACACACATCTAGGATCAGACCAACCGAAGCTGTATCTTTCTCTAGCTTTGAATCTAACGTTACCTGTATCAAAGTCACCTTCCATCGCAGTTTTAACTGGACTTCTTACGAAGTGTTTAAAACCGTTAGGAGCATCAGTCATAATGAAGAATGAATCAGTGTCAGTTAAAAAGTTATTAACTCTGTAACCTTCAGGAATCATTCCCATATTAACTATTGCGTTGATGTCATTGTCTGCAGTACCAACTCTTTGAGGAGACTTCATTAATCTTTCAGCAGTAAATTGTAATTCTTTTGGAATTATCATTTTTCTACCAGAAAGAGCAATTTTTAAACCTCTCTCATCAACGAAACTAGCAATGTCAATCAAAGATTGTTCTAATGATGTTTCGTTTAAGTCAGCAGCTGTAGCTAATACGTTTGAGAAAGTACCACCAGTTGCAAGTGGGTGAGAAGCATTAATTAATGAAACTCCGTCACCTCCGTTGTAACCAGAAGATTTCTGCGCATTGTTCAATACAGATGCAGCTTTGACTTGTTTAGTGTTTGACATAGATCTTGCAAGAGCTCTTGTGTATCTTGCAGCTAATCTGTCATACAGGTTATCTTCGATTGCTTCTTCAGTAATAGCAAATGCTAAAGCAATAGTTTCGTGTGTGTATCTAGCTGTGAAAGTTTCACCTGCTTGATCGAACACTACTCCCGCACCCTCTTGTTTAGTTGGTGCTGAAGCGAAACCGCTTAACATTACTTCTTCTTCAAAAGCTCTGTCAGATGTTTCAGACATAAAAATTTCAGCGTGCTGATTTTCATATCTGTTATATTCCAGGCCGAATAAAGCATTCAAACCTGGCTCTAGTTCTTTAACTAGTTGTGATCGTGATATCGCCATTGTTATTCTCCTTTATTATTTGCCTGTGCCACTTCTATAGAAGTGATTATTTATTCTTACCAATACGTTGCCGTTTGCAGCTGATACGTCTGAGTTGTCAGGGTCTTGAGAAATGTCAATTGCCTGAACTACAAATGTAGAAGCAGTACCTGCTGTACTTACATCTAATTGTACTTTTGATATACCAGTTTGCGTAACGCCAGTTGTATTTGTAACACTGTAGTTTGCGAATAGACCCGCTCTTGTGAACGTATCATCAGCATCCATTAAAAAAACCGCATCTGGATCGTCAACAACGAAAGCAGTAATGTCGCTTGCGTTAACTGAACCAGGGTAGTAGTTTTTCCAAGTAGGCTTTTGAGTCGTAGGGTCAGTGTAGTAACATCCATTAAATACACCCACTACAGCATACGTTGTGTTATAAACAAATCTCTCAATGTTACCAGTTGAAGTTGGAATAACCAAATCTCCTTGGTAAATTGCAGTATTATAATTTGCCTTAACTGTATATCTGTTTTGAGCGCCTGCTAATGGTGTACCGTCTAGTTTTCTGTACGGTCTTAGACCGAACTTTTCACTTACGTTTGCCATATGTTTTTTACTCCGTTTAGTTTACAATTAAGAGCTACTTAATGTGGGTATAGGTATCACTAAATAATTAGTTTTTACGTCTACCACCAAAGGTAACTCTACTTTGCCTATCAATATTGATCGGCATTTCAGGTCGTTGTTCCTTCATTAGATCGTTGTCAACCGCGTCCATTTGATCTTGAGTAATTCTTTCAAAATACTCAGCACGTGACTTCAATATCTCTTCAGGTATCCTTGCCAACACAAGGCCCCCAATCCCGATGCATCCTTCATATTGTCCCTGTTTGATAATTGGATATTTGCTGATTTCAGGAGAGTTTTTAATTTCCTCTGCTCTAACAAATTCCCAACCTTCTCTAAGTTTTTTAGTTACATTAGCTGTATCCTCAAACCCAGCCACTGATGTTCTTACCCATCTATGAGCGAACCCTTGTGGTGCAGGTGGTGCATCCAAACTGGATGGTGGAGTCCAAACACTTTTTCTAGTTTCCGTTTTTCTAGTGTCTGACTCGCGTGAGGTTCTTATTTTATTATCCATTTGTATTCTCCTTCACGTATTTTGCGTACTCCTCTAGTGGCACCCCTAGTTTTTTAGCGATAACTATTTGTGACTTGGTGAGTTTCACACTTTTGCGTCCGTTTTGGTTTCTTTGGGCAGAAGCAACAGTTTGGACGGGTTTCTTTTGCTCCTGTTTTTGACTAAATTTATGAGGAAAATTATCCCTCATAACTTTATCAATTTCATTATAATACTCATCACTCTCTGCGTCAAACCCCTGGTCTATTAGATCTTGGTGCGTTTGAAATGCAGCACTAGTCATAATTTTATCACTACCAAACCATTCGTTCTTTTCAGCCCAACTTCTAGCTTTTAAAGATGGTTCAGGGTAAGTAGGGTTTTGAGGTGCTTGAGTTTGTTGAGGTTTCTGCTGTTTTAAAGAAACTTCTCTTTCTTCTAATTCAGCAGCTGACATTTTTGCTTTTTCAGCTTCAACAGCTAATTGAGCTATTCTTGAATTAGCTTCTGCTATTTTATCTGCATCTTGTTCAGCAATAGCATCTCTTAAAGCGCTTTTTGCTTTTTCTTGTTCCGCAGTAACTCTAGCTGAATATTGCTCAACATAACTTTTACTAGTTTTGCTAAATCTTGAGTTGATGTCATCAACTTTCTTTTGCAATCCTTTAGCAAAATCTAAAGCAGCTTTTTCTCTTCTTTCTGCTTCTCGATATCTTCTAGTTAGTTTATCAATTCTTTTTTTAACAGAGTCAGAATAACCAGCTAAATCATCTTCTGATTCTACAGCAGTTTTTTTAGCTTCTTGTTTTTCTTCTATCTGTTCAACTTGTATTCCTTCAATACCTGCTGGTTTAGGTTCTGTGTAACCTAGATCAACTTCTTCTTTTGGTAGTTCAGGTTCAGTAGACTGAACTTTTTGTTCTTCAACTTCTACTGATTGTTCTTGTACACCATCTGTATCTAATTCTACTTCAGGTGACTTTTTATTTTCTTGTATGTCCATTTTAGCTCCTGTTTTTTGCGTATGTGTTTAATATGCGTGCAAGATATCCTCTGGGTTTTTAATTCTAGCGATTATCTCGTCATCGTTAAGAATACGAACTTCTCCGCCTTCTATTTTAAATCTTGCTCCAGCGTAACGACCAAAAATTACCCAATCACCTTTTTCACACCAAGGCCCATTAGGAAATTTTTCTTTGTCTTTGTAAGCAAGATCACCAACCTTCAATACGTATGCACATACGGTTGTCATCTGTATTGTTGCTTGGGTTTTATCCGAAAGATATAAACCACCTTTTGTTTTTTTAGGTCCCGCGTACGGTAACACTAAAATACGGTATCCTGTAGGAGTAGGAAGTCTATCTAATAGATTTGAATCTTGTTCGATAGCTTTCGAGTCTAATACAGTTTCTAGTTCTTCTTTGGATTTGTAAGCATTGAGTAATGCTTCGGTTCTTTTAGGTACTTCTGTCGAAGTCTCTAAGTTCTTTGTCATTTAGTTGCTCCTGTTTATCTTGCAGGTCTTTTAGATCCTGTAGCAAGGACTCTATGCCCTTGACCTGTCCTCTAATATAGTGAAGTTGTTCCACTTTGTCAACGGAGTACACTAATGTTTCTTTTAACGAATCTATACGTTTAATGGCCACTCGCCTAACTGTTTGATGATCAATATCCATTATTTCTTCTCTAACATAATTTTATTTCTACCAGCTTCGATAGTTTTAAACTTCCAATTTCTTAACACTAAAGCTATTTGATCCATTTTATAATGATGATAATCGTCAAATACAAATCTTGTATGAGGTGCAGATTTATTTGCAAACCACACCGCTTCTGTAATTACATCTTTAGTCATATGTGGGCCATCGAAATGAACAAATGCAAATACCTTGTCATAATACATAGCCGAAGTCATAAAACTTGTATCAGGCATATTAGCTAAATGAAATTTACCATTGTTACGATATTCTTTTAAATCGTTTAACATTGTATCTCTCATTTCATCTGTATAGTCAGCTGTGTAAGAGTGACTATTATCATAATGCTGATATCTTAGATTAGCATATGGATCGACACCAATATGCATATAATTATTTTTAATATTATCCATTATAGTTTTAGAGCCCATACCATCACGCACTCCAATCTCACAAGAGTAATATCCATTACAATCAAAATCAGCCCATTTAGCTAATAGATCGTATTCAATACTGTCGCCTTTAATCATAAAGGTTTAATATATTATTTATAGGAGGAAAGCAAATGATTATTTGCCTTTATTCATATTTATTACGTCTGTAGCCTTAAGTCCGTAAATTGCGGCCACTACTGAAACCCAAAGTCCCACTATCCACCAAGGCATCTCTTGTAATTTTTGAAAATACAAGTCAATCTTCTCTTGCATTTTTTCATCTTCTGCGAATACAGAATATGCCAACAAAAAC